CCAAAGCAGTGGCTGTTGTGGTGACCGGTGCTGATCTCCGGCTTGCGGTTATTTCAGACTCTCACGGGCGTTTAATTGCCCCGCCGAACAGCTCTTTTCCGCAATAGCTGCAATGTCTTTCGCGCATCAGCCTGCGCCTTCACCACAACTCTAAAAACAAATGTAGGATATCCAACATGTGAGTGTCAAGAGTTTATGTTGGTTATCCTACATAAAAAGATAGGCTCATAAAAAAACCGGGGATACCCCGGTTTTGCGATAGTGAGGAAGATGTGTCAAAAATCCATTATTACTTGTTTGACAAGACCAACTATTCTGCAGTTCTCACCGCATTCAATAGTTTTATAGTTAGGATTTAGTGGGACGAGATACCTGTTCGGCCAGTCCTCAACAAATTTTTTGAGTGTCGCTTCTTGCCCACCATTGATATGGGCAACAACGATTTTTCCGTTAATACACTCTGTATCAATAATATCTGGCTCTACGATAACGATAGAACCTTCTGGTATCGATGGTGAGCCGAGGGGATTGGTCATTGAATCACCACGGACCCGTAGTGCAAATGCCATTTCTGATACAAGGGCGGTAGTATAAACCCACTCTTCAGCATCTTCTTTCCTGACACCAGGCTCCGTCATTGTCCATGAACCCGCCTGAACCCACGAGATGAGGGGGACTTTTTTAACTGCGAATATTTCAGGTTTTAGATTTATCTTTGGTTCAGGCGAGCCTTTTCCGCTAACAAGCCACAGAGGATCGCATTTAAGTGCGTTGGCTAGGGCTTGAAGGTTGGCTCCATTTGGTTGGTAGTCGTCCTTTTCCCATCCAGTAACCGTGACACGGTTCACACCAGTCAAATCAGCCAGTGCTTGTTGTGTCAGGTTCAGTTCTTTTCGCCTTTGGCGAATACGATCACTCATGTTCATCATGTAGGCAATCCTACCACATGCCAATGTAGGATTCTTGACATTGACATGTTGGATATCCTACATTTCTGCTTAACGTAATTTAACGGGAGACAGAAATGCGGAAATCCGACGTGATTAATTATTTCGGCGGAGTTTGTAAAACCGCCGAAGCCCTAGGTATTAAGCATCCGTCTGTTTCAGAGTGGCCTGAGATTATTCCTGAAGGCCGAGCGTACCAGTTAGAAAAAATTACTAACGGGAAACTGAAAGTTGACGTGTCTTTATATCAAAAGACTAACAGTGCTGCGGCATAAAAACACCACAGAAATGAGGAATTAACCGTGGGTAAAGAACCTGAATGGAAAGTTGATAAACAACCAGCATGGCTGGTGGCAGCAATACGAAGAACGATTGCTGATTTACCTCATGGCTATGAGGAAGCAGCAGAAATTCTTGGTTTGTATAAATCTGATGATATCACCCCAGCAAAAGATCAATTGCATAACAGACTGCGTAGCGGTGGGGATCAAATTTTTCCACTTGAGTGGGCCATGGTTTTACAGGATGCCAGTGGTACCAGGCATGTAACAGATGCAATAGCCCGTCGTAGTAATGGGGTGTTTGTGCCGCTGGTGGTCATTGATGACATTGACAATGGTGACATTAATCAGCGGCTGATGGAGTCAATAGAATGGATTGGCAAGCATTCCCAGTACTTACGCAAGGCAACTGCTGATGGAGTTATTGACCAGGCTGAGCGTGAGCAAATCGAAGAGAACAGCTACCAAGTAATGGCGAAGTGGCAGGAGCATTTAACACTGTTATTTCGTGTTTTTTGTGCGCCGGAAAAGAGTAACGCCCGCGAGTGTGCAGCTCCGGGCGTCGTGGCGTCGATTGCTTCTGGTTGTGGAGAAACTAACGCATGAACAGTTTAACAACACACTACCGTCGCTCGCAACTGATTGCGCTTCCTGTACCGGGTGGAAAAGCGAAGGTGGAATATTGCTATGCAGTGAATGTACCAGGTGATAGGGAAATTGTAACCCACAGCTTTGCAGAGTGGGCTGTGGGTGATTTCAACCGGCAGAAGGAGACAGTCCTTTGCGACAAGTTAACCGCTGGTTCAAAGATCACTACGGAGTGCCCGTCAGAGTCATTCGTTGGGAGCCGGAAACACAACGGGTTATCTACCTCCGCGAAGGTTATGAGCATGAATGCTTCAGTCCGCTCGAACAGTTTCGTCGTAAATTCAGGGAAATAGAGGTCGGTCATGAGCACTAAATTAACCGGCTATGTATGGGATGGTTGCGCTGCGTCAGGCATGAAGTTATCCAGCGTGGCAATTATGGCCCGCCTGGCTGATTTCAGTAATGACGAAGGTGTGTGTTGGCCATCAATTGAAACCATTGCCCGCCAGATTGGCGCGGGGATGAGTACCGTCAGAACGGCTATCGCACGGCTGGAAGCAGAAGGCTGGTTAACGCGTAAGGCGCGTCGCCAGGGTAACCGCAATGCGTCGAATGTTTATCAGCTTAACGTTGCGAAGCTTCAGGCAGCGGCATTTTCTCAACTGTCAGATTCTGACCCGTCAAAATCTGACGCATCAAAATCTGACGCATCAAAATCTGACCCGTCAAAATTTGATGCGTCGAAATCTGGCAAAAAAGCGGGTTTTCACCCGTCAGAATCTGGCGGGGATCCGTCAGTAAAATCAAAACATGATCCGTCAGATAAAAAACCTTCTCGTCCGGACGCTTCGCAACCGGACACGCAGACGGCTGAAAAGGATTTTTTAACTCGCCATCCTGATGCGGTTGTATTCAGCCCTAAAAAGCGCCAGTGGGGAACGCAGGATGATTTGACCTGCGCACAGTGGCTCTGGAAAAAAATCATTGCCCTGTACGAGCAGGCCGCCGAATGTGACGGCGAGGTGGTTCGTCCCAAAGAACCGAACTGGACAGCCTGGGCAAACGAAATTCGCCTGATGTGTGTGCAGGATGGTCGTACTCACAAACAAATCTGCGAGATGTACAGCCGCGTCAGCCGCGATCCGTTCTGGTGCCGTAACGTGCTCAGCCCGTCGAAGCTGCGGGAAAAATGGGATGAGCTTTCCCTGCGCTTATCGCCGTCCGTCAGCACGTACACAGAAAAACGCGAAGACCCGTACTTCAAAGCCAGTTAACCGGATCCGCGATCTGGACAACTATAACAAGGCGCTGTTTGACGCCCTGACCCACGCGGGTGTGTGGGAAGACGACAGACAGGTGAAAAGAATGCTGGTGGAGTGGGGACCGGTTATCCGCCTGACGGCTAATCAGGCATATCACCAGATGGTGAAGCTGGGGATCGTCGAGCAGCGCGAACGATACAGCCGTACCGCGATTAACAACATCAAAAAATTCTGGTCGCTGACAGCGAAAGGCTGCATGTTCGGTAAGAACATCACCAGTCCCGCAAATCCGCGCGAGACGCAGCCGCATTTCTTCGAATCCCGATTCCCTGAGCTGTTAAAGCTGCTCGATACCGTTCATTGAGGTGACCGTGAGAGCACTACTGACCCCTGAAATTGCCCCGCGTATGGGGATCGTATTGTTCAGGCCAGGTTCAGAGCTGATGCCCCTGTTTATGCAGGGGCGTGTCCTGCTGGAGCCTGAGCCGGAGCGTTATTCATCTTTCGCCAGTGGTGCCGTTCCGGCGGCATCACAACTGCTGGCGGATGATCCTGCCGTTCGGGCCGTGTTCCGCGATGAGGCAGTGATCCGTCGTGCTGGTGGCGTGGAATGTCTTGAAAGCTGGTTACTTCGTGAAAAAGGCTGCCAGTGGCCTCATTCCGACTGGCACAGCGAGAACATGACCACAATGCGACACGCTCCGGGTGCAATCCGTCTGTGCTGGCACTGCGATAACCAGCTGCGCGATCAGTTCACGGAACGGCTGGAATCAATGGCAACGGATAACTGTGCCCGCTGGGTGTTGTCTGTTGTGCGTCGGGATCTCGGTTTTGATGACAGTCACGTTGTGACAATGCCGGAACTGTGCTGGTGGCTGATTCGTAATGATCTGGCGGATGCCTTACCGGAAAGTGCAGCCCGTAAGGCACTGAGATTACCGAAGCCTGTTGTGCCGTCTGTTACCCGGGAAAGTGACCTTGTGCCTTCGGTTCCTGCCACCAGCATCATCCAGGATAAGGCGAAAAAGGTGCTGGCGCTGAAAGTGGATCCGGAGTCGCCGGAGTCTTTTATGTTACGCCCAAAACGTCGCCGCTGGGTTAATGAAAAGTACACGCGCTGGGTTATGACACAGCCGTGTGCATGTTGTGGAAAGCCCGCTGATGATCCCCACCACCTGATAGGTCACGGTCAGGGTGGAATGGGAACAAAAGCGCATGACCTTTTTGTGTTGCCTTTGTGCAGAAAGCATCACGACGAGCTGCATGCGGATACCGTGGCATTTGAAGAGAAGTATGGCTCCCAGCTGGAGCTGATATTTCGTTTTATCGATCGTGCGCTGGCAATTGGCGTGCTGGCCTGATTTTGTGGAGAAAGTTGATGCGTGATATTCAAATGGTTCTTGAACGTTGGGGGGCATGGGTGGCAAATAATCACGAGGATGTCACCTGGTCGTCTATTGCTGCAGGATTTAAAGGACTAATCCCTTCAAAAGTAAAATCCCGCCCGCAATGTTGTGACGATGACGCGATGATCATTTGTGGATGCATGGCTCGCCTGAAAAAGAACAACAGCGATTTGCACGATTTATTAGTGGATTATTATGTAGGTGGTATGACTTTTATGGCGCTTGCCCGTAAACATGGGCGTTCTGATTGCTGGGTTGGGCGTTTATTGCAAAAAGCTGAAGGTGTAGTTGATGGCATGTTAATGATGTTAGAAATTGAGCTAGAGATGGATCGTTAGAAGACCTCTTATTGAGGGGGTAATTGAATCAGTTTAATGTGTGGGGAGTCGATTTATTCTCCCCATTTTATTTAATTTATTTAAGGTTTTAATTCATCAAGACGTTGTTGGATAGTGTTTTTGCTTGCGTTGTCTGTTATAGACATTTGTTGTACTTGCCCCATTGCCATTTGAGTTTCCATCCACATATCGGCCCACACTTTTGTATCGTTATTAACTTGAGCGATAGTAAATCTGACTTTTGATACCGGGGTTGTTGAATAGGCATTGCCGATTAACATTTGTCCAAAAACAGCAGAGCCGCCTTCCAGTTCTTTACCACATATAACACTGCTGTTATCCGCGTTGTAAATTATCAACCCTCTACTATTGCAGTAATTCACAAGGGCATCTTTGACTTTATCTTTTGTCGTATTTTGATAAACCCCCTCAGGTTTTCCTGATTGAGTTTTCTTTATCAATGGTACGGAAGAAGTACAACCTGAAATGATAGTTGCGCTAAGTAATAGTACAGTCATTTTATTCATG